ATGAAGGTTCTCTAACTGAGAATGCTGACTTCTATGCTCAGATCGGACCTGCTTTCAACGCAGTTGACGGAACTGACGGAACTGAGACTGAGTTCTCTGGTAAAGTTGGTGTTCAAATCGCTGCTACAGATTCTCTAGGAATCTATGGTGAGCTCTCAGGTATTACTGATGAAGCTTCCAATGGTGACGACGAGATCGACTGGGGTGCTAAGTTAGGTGCTAAGTTCACATTCTGATTGACAGAGTAAATCAGATAATATATACTGGGTGGGGTTTATCCCCACCCTTTTTATTTTTTAAACTAATATGAATTTTACTGTATACACAAGGGACGGTTGCCCCTATTGCACTCAGATCAAACAGGTATTACAAGGTAAAGGATATAATTTTAGGGAATATAAACTGGGGGTTGACTTCCAACGAGAAGCATTCTATGGTCAGTTTGGTCAAGGATCTACCTTCCCTCAAGTAGTGTTGGGTGGAGATAATCTTGGTGGATGTACTGATACTGTTAAATACCTCCGAGAAAAAAATCTTATCTAATGATGGATGAATTATATGATTTAATTGAACACGCTATTGATTATGCATTTGAGGAAGAGAAGTATTTGTTTAAAATGTATCGTCACCTGACTTACATGAAAGCAACTCGTAAGCAAGTTAAGGAGTTTATTAATTCTAGTACTGCAAAAGAGTTAGCATTAATAATATCTGATCTTGATGCATATATTAAAGGTGGAAGTGATACTGAGCATCAACAATTGCGTGAAGCATACGGACATTTAGGTAAACCTAGAGCAAGGTTGATAAGAAAGTATTTGTATGCTATACTACATGATGCTAGGCAATACGAAATAGATCGTAAGCCAGGGAGAAAGAAACTCTCTAAATAAAAATAGCTATGGAGAGTCACATGGAGATTGCATTAGTCGTATTAATGGTAATCGGTGCCTTCCTCTTAGGATTGGTCATAGCATGGTTAGCAAAGGGATATGTAGAAGATTACATAGAGAATGCTGCTTATGCTAAATCAGTTACTCATCCTGAGATGCTAGATGAAGATGGTAATATTATTCATGATGAATTAATATATCTTCGCACTCAAAACAACTGGACTGAATTTGAATCTAATGATGACGATGAGGATTAATTATTATGCCTAAAACCCTTGAAAATAGTAACTCTAGGTTACTTATTAGTGAGATCTTACGCAAGGTCTCTAATGCAAAAACTAAAGCAGAGAAGATTAAAATTCTTAGAGAAAATAACTCTAATGCATTACGTCAGATACTTATTATTAACTTTGATGATAGTGTAGTATCTGTTATGCCTGAAGGTGATGTACCTTATACACCTAATGATGCACCTGTAGGTACTGATCATAGTCGTTTAGAGCAAGAGTATCGAGGACTATATCGTTTCTTTAAAGGTGGTGATGCTAGATTAAAATCTGCTAAGAGAGAAACGATGTTTATACAACTCTTAGAAGGTCTTTCTGCTGAAGAAGCAGAACTTCTTTGTCTTGTTAAAGATGGTAAGATGAATACTAAGTATAAGAGAATTACCAAAGCAGTTATCTCTGAAGCATTTCCTTCTATTGAATGGGGTGGTCGTTCGTGATTATAATACATGAAGATTGTGATCCTACTCTTGCACAAGATAAAAAGTTACCCTATACTGCATACCTTATAGAGTATATGCGTGAAGGTAGAATTGCATATGACATAGCTAATTCTAATAGTCAAGTTGAAATCTTTGATACTTATTATGATAAGTACAAAAAAGATTTAAAGAATATGAAACAGACAGAAGGTAGAGTGAACCCAACATTATGGAACAATACAACACCAACGAAAGCAAAACCTCCCAAGAAGGGAAAACCAAAAGAAGAATGACTGTATACTTAGATAAAACTAAGGCAGTTACTAAGGAGAATGAGGAAGCAATTAAGGCAGGAAAAGCAATTGCTAATCTTATACTCAATCCTGTTCTTCTTATGTTCTTATGGAACTGGTTGATGCCTGGTCTATTTGGACTAGCAACTATTAATTACGTTAAAGCACTTGGTCTTTATATAATGTCCCGTATTTTATTTGGTAAGCATGAGTAATGTATCTTTGATCTCTGTCACTCCCGATGCAGAGAAAACTATTGGTTATATTGCAAGAGTATCTAACCCAAACAACCAAGACAATCCGAAGGTTGCTGGTTTGTTATCGTATTGTATTAAGCATGGTCACTGGTCTGTCTTTGAACAGGCACACATGACGCTACAGATTGAGACCACACGTGGTATTGCAGCACAGATCTTACGTCATAGATCATTTACATATCAAGAATTTTCACAGAGGTATCAAGATGTCTCTCATATCAGAGAAGATATACCTTTACCAGCATTACGTAGACAGGATACAAAGAATAGACAGAATAGTATTGATGATATAGATCCTATAACGCAACAGAATTTTGAGATTGATATGCGAAAGCATTTTGATGCTGGTATTGATCTGTATAAGAAGATGCTTCATGCTGGTATTGCAAAGGAGTGTGCTAGGTTTGTACTTCCTCTGGCAACACCAACTAAATTGTACATGACTGGTAGTGTCCGATCATGGATTCACTATATAGATTTACGTTCTGCACATGGAACTCAGAAGGAACACATGGATATTGCTATAGCATGTAAGGATATTTTTATTAAAGAGTTTCCTATAATTGCTGAAGCATTAGATTATGTACACCCCGAATAACACATACCAAAGATGCCTACTTACGATTTTATTAATAAGAAAACAGGTGAGATTGTTGAGCTTACTATGTCTATGACTGTGCTCGATAAATATAAAGAAGATAATCCCGATATGGAGCGTTACTTTGGAAATCAAAAAACCTCTGCAGTTTATGGTAATCCTAAACAATCTGATGGATTTAAAGAAGTAATGTCTAAAGTCCAATCAGCACATCCAAGAGCAAACTTGAGTAGATTTACATAAATTATGCCTAGAGCGAGAAAGAAATCCAACGGGAATGGTAACGGGACACCTATCCAACCCATGTCTAAGAAGAGAATGAAGAGAAAGAAACCTATCGATAAGTCATATATGACTGAGATAGAACCTCTTACTGAAAATCAAAAGACTGCTTTTAAAGAGTATAAAGCAGGGAAGAATCTTCTTTTACATGGTGCTGCTGGTACAGGTAAGACTTTCATTATGCTTTACTTAGCATTACAAGAAGTATTAGATGAAAATACGCCCTACGAAAAAATTTATATTGTTAGGAGTCTTGTTCCTACTCGTGAAATTGGGTTTCTTCCTGGCGATCATGAAGATAAGTCCTACCTTTATCAGATCCCTTATAAGAATATGATAAGGTATATGTTTAGTATGCCTGATGATAATTCTTTTGAGATGTTGTATGATAATTTAAGAGCACAGGATACTATAGATTTCTGGAGTACTTCATTCATACGTGGTACTACATTAGATAATGCTGTTGTTATTGTTGATGAGTTTAGTAATTTAAATTTTCATGAACTTGATTCCATAGTCACACGTACAGGTGAAGACTCTAAGATAATGTTCTGCGGTGATATCACACAGACAGATCTTACAAGAGAGAAAGAAACAGATGGTATATCTAACTTCATTAACATCCTTCAGGAGATGAAGGAGTTTGCTTGTATTGAATTTGGTATAGATGATATTGTTAGATCAGGTTTAGTCAAATCATATCTTATTACAAAGTACAATCTTGGATTCTAGCTTGACACATTACCTAGAATGTATTATGATGTACTTTGGAGAGACAATTTTTAATGTTTGAATTTGTTAATATTAATCTTAAAGAACCAGAAGTTGATCCTATAAACAAGGATGGAGTACGGTATTACCCTATTCCTGGTGCTGATAAATATTATCCGAGCGTTACCTCAATCACATCGTTTAAGAACGCAGCATTCTTCGCAGGTTGGAGAAAGCAAGTAGGTGAAGACGAGGCTAATCGAATTACTGCTAGGGCTACACAAAGAGGAACTACTTTCCATAGTATCACCGAAGATTATTTCAAAGGTGATCTTGATCTTAACATGTATTTGGAAAATAATCCATTACCTGTTAGAATGTTTCAGACAGCGAAGGAAACTCTCAACCGCATTAATAAAATACACTGCTTGGAAACTTTTCTATACTCACATTATCTTGGACTCGCTGGTCGTGTAGACTGTATTGCAGAGTTTGATGGTGAGTTAGCAGTAATCGATTTTAAAACCTCCACCAAAGAAAAAAAGGAAGATTGGATTGAACATTATTTTGTTCAAGAAACTGCTTACGCAGCGATGTTCCTTGAACGTTCAGGTATTGAGGTGAAGAAAATTGTCACACTTATCGCAGTTGAAGACGGGTCTGTTCAAGTCTTTCAGAAATACAATCTTGATGACTATCTACAATTACTTAAATCCTATATCGAAGAATTTGTTCGGGGAAAAGATGCCTAAAGAAAACCTTGAGGATAAGTTTTTAACACCGACTAAATTCTCACAAGAGATTGAACGGTTGGTTCATAAGAGTAATGGACTTATTACTTACATCGAAGCAGTAGTAACTTACTGTCAAGAAAATGAAATTGAATTAGAAACTGTTCCTAAATTAATATCTAAACCTTTGAAGGAAAGATTGAAGCATGAGGCTCAGCGTTTAAATTATATGAAAGCATCATCAAAAGGAGTCTTACCAATATGACCCAGAGTACATTTTTTACATCGCAACAAGTCCAACAAAATCTCCATGATATATTTCAAACATATCAGGAGATCGCATCAGTAACTTCTCAACTTCCTAAGATGGATAAGGATGAGAAGATAAAACATATCGATAAGTGTAAAGTGCTTATCGATAAACAGAAAACATTTTACACAAGATTATGTCTTGCTTCCTCTACTGATCCTGAAGCATCAGATATGAAGACGAGAATTAATGCTTTGTCTCAAGCGTTTGGTTATACAGACCTTGGTGCTTGCATGGATGCTATGGTAGTAACCCTTGACAAAGCACAGGAAAGGGAGCTTGACTCCTTATAAATAGTATGCTACGATTACCCAGTAGCAATACACACAATACATTCAATACGGAGAATACAATTATGTCATTTGCATCACTTAAGAAAGCTGCCTCTACAGGCAACAGTCTTAGTAAATTGACACAAGAGATTGAGAAACTCAATCAACCATCTCAGGCAGTCGGTTCAGATGATAGACTGTGGAAACCTGAGTTAGATAAGTCGGGAAACGGTTATGCTGTTATTCGATTCCTTCCTGCTCCAGATGGAGAGGATATGCCTTGGGCAAAGATCTGGTCACACTCCTTCAAAGGACCTGGTGGTCAGTGGTACATCGAGAACTCTCTTACTACTATAGGTAAGGATGATCCCGTTGGGG